CTAAAATATGTTTCTAATTTAGATATTACTAACGGCCTTGTTCTTGACGTCATTGAAAATCCAGGTACAGTCTTCGACTTTCCTTTTAAATCATATCCTTTACGTAATTGTACATCTTCATCAACATATCCATCTTGTTTATACGAATAGTATAAATTTGAATAACCCGTATCTAAAGCGACCTGTATTGATGCCCATCCAATATTTGCATTCTCAATTACTAATAAAGCATTATTATATTCGGTAGCAACTGACACTAACATATTACCATATTCAGTTGTACCAATTTTGCCTTTGTATTCTGCTACTTGATGACAAGATTCAACGTCAAAAATATGAAATGCAGAGTAATCGGTTGAGTCGCCACGCGCCACATCAGCCACTACCATATATTTTTTTGAATAATCCGCATATTCCCAAATCCAATAATTAGAATCAAATCCTCTCTTTTCTATAGGATCTTTAACATATGTATCAGAATACCATTGTAAAATTTCGCCATCTACAACTGTATGCCCTGATGATATAAAATCGCAATCACATTCTTGTGCGGCCATTTTTTCACCTAACAATTCTGTCTGCTTGGCTCTCCAGATATCATCTCTATCTGGATGTACTGTCCAATGCAGTTTCATGGTTTTAAATTCACCGCCGGCTTCGGCGTCAACCCATTGTTTATGGAACCAATTACCAACACCGTTAGGAGTTGATAATGCTATACAATCACCACCAGTAGCAAGTGTTTGTTGAGCCGCTGTCCATATCTCATCAATCCGATCAATAAATGCGGCTTCATCAAATATTAATAATGATAATGCTTCAGATCTACCAGCATCACCTTTTGATGATATTGCTTTAATCTGTGATCCATTTGCATAACGTAATGATAATTTATTATCTTCTAATGTTTTTCCTTTTAACCAAGTCGGTAAATTTTCATTCATTACTCTAACTTTAGTTACAAGATTTTTCGCAACATCTTGTTTAGTTGCTATTACTAATACGTTGAAATCTGATTTAAATATCATTTTCCATAATGCATATCCAGCAGTTAGTGTTGATATACCTAATTGCCTAGACTTTAAAATGATATTATATCGATTATTTTTTAATTGAGTTAATGATTCTTCTTGGAAAGGATATAAGTTAAAATACATTTTACCTCTAGTAGGATGCTGTATTATACAATACTTGCGCATAAAATGTATAGGGTCTTGCGAACACCGTTTATATTCGTCTTGTATTATTTCTTTAAGTGATTTCTTAACTGACATTATACTTAATATAATAAATTATTTGCAATATTACAAATTATTTCTTAACTCTTTTTTCCATTGTACGACCACCGAAATAAGCTCCGATAACTGTAATGAGAACTAATTGTAGCAAGTCAGTCCATTTTTCTTCTACGGTAAATGCTAATACACCTGCATCTATGAATATCATCAGTACAGTTGACACTACTAAGAAGACTAGGACTAATGGTCTTACATTTTTTGATAACCATGAATCTGAATTCATATCTGCTGACCATCGATCAGTAATATTTTGCTCCATTTTGGCTTCATGGTTAGCAATTAATTCTTTCATCTTACGCTTGGCTTCAAGTTTTTCTTCTTTAGAAGTTGTTAAATTATCTAAAACGCCACCAACGCCTTTAACTAACTCCGTTGCTCCACTTGAAAATATTTTATTTAAGATATTCATAATGTTCTTTTATTAAACTAGAAACATGGTTTTGTATTAGCCGAGACATTTCATCAATTTGCAATTCAACATCCTTATCAGATGATCTTACCGCGGACTCCATTTCTCCTTGTAATCGTTTCTTATCTTTAGTCATTTGTTTAAGTTTGCCTAAAAGAGATTGTTTTTTTGCTCCAGATGTTGTAGTATATTGATTAGCTAATTTTTTCATATCTACAACAAGTTTATCAAACTCTTTGCCAATCTTATTTAATGATCTATTCTTTGCCATTTAATGTCTCCGAAAATTTATTTCTAATATTTTCTTTTAATTCTTTATAATCATTATCTATTTTTTCAATAAATGATGAAATGTCCATTTCGCCAAATTTACCATCGGCGTTCTGATAATATGTTTCTTTGGTCTGAGTTTTTAATATTTCAACTTCTTTATCCGTATCACAAAACCACGACTCGGCATTTGCTGCCATTATTTTATTTTGGTATATCTTCCAGGCATCTAATCCTTGATCTTTTATTTTGGCCTCTTCTGTTAATACACAGTTAAAGCACATTTTACGTTTAAACCAAAACTTAAAATTAAGACTCTTTTCTCCGGTGCGCATTTCAGTACTACATGTAGGACATTTTTTTGGTACTGCTAATGCGGATTGGATTGATTTTAAAATAGAATTTTCTGGTTCACGTGATTTGAATCCATCATGTTGAGTAACTCGAGTTCTGATACCATTCATCGATGTTTCAATCCATATTCTTGGCTTACCATTTTCAAATCGTTCTAGAACATCAGCTTCTGATACTTCTATTTTTGTAGAACCTGTGTAAATGCTTTTTCTAGTTTGAGATTTATGGTTCCCAGCTAGCAATTCATTTACTGCTTTTATATTTTGTAACTTATTTGACATTTATTGTATTTCCTTACGAAGCTTCATCACTAATCGTTTTTTAGCAGAATCTCTTAAACCTAATCCGTTAACTAATTGTATTACATAATCAACTTGCTGTAATGCTGGCTTAGTGGCCAATACTTTTTTTAGTTGTACAAATGCCTGGGTCTTATCTAACCTATCTTGCTTATTTGCTAATGCGCCAGAAAATTCTGCCTCTTCTACAGGCATTTCAGTAGCCTCCGGAGAAGATTGTCTAAGCATCATTATTAACGCATTTTTTACAGCTGTACTACCACCTGATATTACATTAATTACTTTAACTAAACCAGCTGCTTGCTGACGCGGACTTCCTTGAGCCAATGCTCGTTTAAGCATTTTAACGCCGGCATTTTTTTCTATTTTACCAGTCTCGCGTTCTACGCCAGTAGTAACATCTGCTTCTTTAAGAGATTTACGAATTTCTTTACGTATTGTGTTTCTTAAAATTGATTCTTTCATGAGATTCCTTTATTACATTTTATATAAATATACAATTGTTATTTTGTAAAGCCTTTATCCATTGCAAAATTAGCTCTACTAAATTCTACTCGGTCGACAAATTTGACGCCTTGCCCTATATGATCAACTGCTACGTAGCCTTCTGGGGCCGTTACTCTTAGCCCACCTTTGCCATCATCGACAAAGTGTTTTGTATTATATACAGCATTATTATATTTTTTTACAAATATTAATTTTGCATCTGCTAGTAATTTTGATACAATAAATATATTTAAAATATCCTGTCTTCGTTCATTAAACATTGACATCTGTTCTTGTTTTGCTAATGTAGCCTTTTCTATTCCACGATCAGATTTTAGTTTTGCAATTTTTTTATCAACTCGGAGTTCATACCATTTCTGGAATGCTTTAAATGATATAGCCGCATTATCAACAAATTGTCCGGTTTTTATTTCTTGATTAAGGTATATGTTTAATAATGGACTTGGAAGATTATCATAATTTATTTTTACCGAATCTGCCTTTTTAATCATCATAGCAACATCCTTTGCTTCAGATGTAGTCAATGTTACTACACCAGTCGTGTCTTTAAAGAATGCATCATCGAACCATACATTAGGATTACGTCTAAGACTACTCACATCTGCCCCAAATGATGCGCCGCTATCTAATGATCGGTATGTTGTATGAAACACTATACCTAATTTTGCAGACCTTACTTGTTTTCCTAATTCAGAATCTGCTTCTACCGCATATGTTATTGTATTAGGCCGGAATGAATAATGTTGTTTACCATCGATATTTGTAGATTTTAAAATACTTTTATCAAACATAAAATCACCCTGCAGGATATTTTTAATTCCTAATGCAGGTAAATATTCTAAGGCTAATTTTAATTTATCAGCTAGGCCTTGAGCATGGCCATGATTTAAATCCACATCTTCTTTCGTGTAGTTAATCTTAGGTTCTTTATTAAATATAGACTTTGTTCCTACAAAAAACTTCCTATTATCCGGGTTAATTCCTGCAAATATGGCTGGTGCGCCATCCCATTTAACTGATGTATTAACTTTTGCATCGCTATTTCCTTTAAGATTTTTTATAAGTTCTATTAAGAATGAACGAGCTGTTTTATAGCCGGCTTTCCCTTGAGTTAATATTAATTCTTCTAAATGCGTCAAATGAGTATTTGCTTTAGCCTCAGTTAGCAAATCTCCTAACTGGTTACTCCACCATTCTTTAGTTAATTCTTGTTCTTTTGGTGGTATACGCATTTTCATCGCAGATCTCCCATTAATTAATAAATCACCCTTTTCATTCCAACCAATTGTTTTTACAACTACTTTTTTATTTTTAAATCTACCCATCATTACAGTGTCACCTATATTAATAGGTAGATTTATATCTTCTCTCAGACCAGTCGGTTTTAATTCTTCTTGTGCACTTGATTGTATAGAATCTTCTGCTCCTAAAAAATCAATAAATTTATATCCAACTTGTTGAGCTATTTTATTAATATATTTACGCCATGTTTTATATGCAGGATTTCCTTTCATGTCACGCATATAATCAGTACCGGAATTTTTTGTTCCCTTTACTCCAGTTGGAAAATAAGATACTGATAATGGAGGGCCATCCGGAAAATCTGTATCATGTACTTCTATTGGCATATCATCAGTTAAATATTCTATAACTTGATATCCTAATCGTGATGCCATTGCTGCTGATTGTTTATGATATGTCGCTTCATTCCCGTAAAAATATCTCGGTCCATCATCTACATCTGAGTTTCCTTGTGCGCTGGCAGTACTTGCTTCTGATATTAATTTTGTAATATCATGTTTTATTATAAACGTCTCTAATTGTTCTGTAGCCAATTTGGAAAATTTATCACGTAACATTGTATATATATTTTCATCATACCATCCCATGACATCTTTAAATGTATCCGGGCCTGATTTGGCCAATACTTGACGCAATGTGGTTCCGGACATTTCACCATATCCTGGTATTTGTATATCTATATGGGGTGCGACTACTAAATAACCATGATGAGTAAATGATTGTAAATTATCTTTATTATCAGCATATGATTGAAAATATCCCGGAGAGCCATCTTTTTTGGTCCCAATACGAAACCTAGGATCTTCTTTCATGTCTTTAGCTCCCACTGCAAATAATACAGCAGTTGTTTCTGGATCATATTTACTAGTAATTTCTGTTGCTTGATATGGATTCTTTACTTGTACTACATTGCCAATGCCATGTTTAAAAATTACTTTACGTTTTTCTTTAAAATTTAAGGGAGATTTAGGTAACTTAACTTTATCAGATGTAGCAACATATGTATTAGATTGCCCAAATTTTGCAGCTAATTTTTTATATGTTGCAGCGTGATGCTGCCCCATTGGCTGGAATCGCCCGGGGTATATTACAACAATTGTTTTAATATTTTGTTCGGTTATAACTTGTTCCGCTAGCCATTGTCCTAACATAATAATATCCTTTTATATAAATATTGTGGTTAGAAAGAACCGCCGTCTACAACCGCTCCGTATATAAATCCACTAGAACTTATATCGCCTAATACTTGTAAATTACCAGATTCATCTAAATTTAATAATTCTGTGCCACCTACACCTGCCACTCCAGTATTTGTCCATACTCGAAATGTTTCGATAGTGCTACTGTTATCATTGTCGAGTAATATATCAAAACTACCGGGCGTCTTTATATAAGCCGCATTTGGCAGCTTTTGGCCAATATCTATTGGAAGACCACCATGCAATGACACATTCGAACCGGTTGTTGCATTTGTCATAGATATACCATAGAATCCATTTTGCATGTTTATAAACGATGCAGAATCTTGTACATTGGTATCTAAACGAGTTTTTTGAGTTTCATTTAATTTAAATTCCACTGTTGCACTTCCTGTGCTAGGTGTCCCTTCCGATGCTACACCTCTTAATGTACCTGAACCGCTGGTCTGTACACAATATGAAATAGATGAACCAGATATGTAACTAAAATTAATATCATCTGCAATTGGCGTGCCGGTAATTGAATTAATAATATGTATATATGTATGGAACCCAGATCCTGAATCGGGATGTACATCCTGACCAAATGATGTTGTAAAATGGCCAGATGCGGATATAGTGTAGCGATTTATACCAAATCTACTAGATTGTAATGCAGCAATTGTGCGAGATGTAATTTCAGAACCAGAAATACCCATGGGTAATACAACTCGTATCACGGATCCAGAAACAGTGTTACTTATAACATTTGGAAGATCTCGTAATCCAAAAATACTACCGGTTGGTTCGACACTTGTACGATTATCATTCTGATAAAATACTTTTAAAGAATGAGTATCAGGTGACCGAAAATGCCAGAATGATGCGGTGGCAGCCGCGGGAGCTAATACGCTTTGTGATAATGATGCACCTGACATTGTAACTGCATAATGCTGAGCAACAGAATTTACGCTTTGGGATACTCCTAGTGTTACAGAGCCAGATGGTATAAAGAATAATTTTCCATTTTGTATTGATATGCTATCTTTTGATAATTGTCCCATTTGTTATCCTTTAACCTTTATCTCCAGCAACATCTTGTGATTGTACATATGACGCCATTGATGAAAATTCAGACATTTTATGTGGTGTTGATGGATTAAAATTAGGTGCATTAGTAGAACTCAGTACAATGCTACCTAATGTAGTAGATATACTTGATAAAGAAGCTTCAACACCAGTATCAATTCCAGAATTATAAGTAAATGATACGTTGCTATTTGCATGTCCTACCGCATGTTTTCTCATTCGTGCTAATGATTTAGGTTCAGTTGATCCTGGTACATATACTGGCATTATTTATCCTCCAATTTAAGTTTCAATTTATCTATCTGTGTTTGTTGATCTTTTATACATTCTATTAGTAATGGTATCAATTTTTCATATCGCACTGACATTACACCATTAACTTCTCGAGTTATATTTGGTAACACAGAATTAACTTCTTGAGCAATGACTCCTACGTCTGCAATACCAGCTTTTCTTTTGCCGGCATTTGATTTCCATGTAAATGTATTACCAGACAATTTTTTTATTTTACCAATTGGATCATCGATTGCCTCGATGTCTGTTTTAAGGTTGATATCAGATGTGGAAAATGCTATTACATCACCTAAACATCTTATTTCACTATTACTATTGACACCTACATCCAAATCACCGTTAATTGTAGAATCCATCTCAGCTTGAATGCCAAATATTTGAGATGTGCCTCCTAGAAATCCAATATTTTCATCATTATCAGTTGTGAATTGATATGTTCCTCTTGCTACTAATGGTACTGTCTTAAATGGCATAATAC